AAGCTTAACCTCCTAAGTTATTGATTTTCTTGATCTCTCTTTAGATTTAACTCCTCATTGAAATTCAATAAATAAGGAGCTTCTTTTTGTAATTTTTTGAGTCTTTCCTTTTCATTTGTATCCCATGTTTTCTCAGCTAAGCCAAGTGTTTCTTCGTCTTCTTGTAGAAATTTCATAATACTGCAATGCATTACCGAGACATATGAGCAACGTCTTTTTCTACTCATAATTTCAATCATCCATTTTATTCTTGGTTCGATTGTGAGTGTAAGCATAGTACGTTTATCTTTTGGTTTGTTAATCATGGCTTCGCCTAATACTTCTCATGCACAAACGCAATGCACTTGGTTAAATCCTCATCTGACATCTCGGCTAATGTTTTAACGCCAGATTTAGTTAACCACTTTTGCATTACTTCTATTGGTACCGCTTTGTCGCCTATAAGCATAGTCAATTGTTCGGCTAACGAGGCCACGGGCTCTATAATCACTTCGGCTGTGGTCTCTATGTCAGTAGACATTTGAGCATCCTCAGGTATTGGCACTTGTTTAGCTGCGCCTAAGTTTGCTATAAGCTTTTCAGTAGTTGAAGCATAAGTCTTATCCGATGCTATACCTCTGGTCACATCTCTTACATCTCCTTCTATGGTTTTGCCTTCCATTTCTTCGGCGGTTGGGGCTTGGCTCACATGATCTGGAAAGGCTTTGCGTAAAGCCTGTGCTTCAGTACATTTGGCTAACTGACCAAACTTCCTTTTGCGCCACATTTCATTTGGGGTTTCATTGGGTTGTCTGGTGACTTTATCTTTACCTGAGTTAGCATAGTTCTCTATCCAATATTCTTTAGCAGTAAACTCTACTATTTGGCCGTTCACGATTTTTTTTACGGTGATCTTGCACCATTCTGGGTAGGTTACTTCCATCGTTCCTAGTCTTTCAGTAATGTTAGGGCCAAATTCTGGTTCAGTCATACCAGCATACATGCCGCTTCTAGAAGCTTGGATGCGATATAGACCTATACCTGGCATAACCACATCACGCATCGCTCCTGTGCCTGAATTCTTATCTACAATCCACATAGGCACTAGATGTACTGGCTTTTGCAATGGATCTAAGTTGGCGGCTTTACAGTAGCTCCATGCCATCAAGACGCTCTCATCCTTGACACCTGGATATAAAGAGGACTTCATAGCAGTCCAGATCTCAGATGGCACGTTAGCTTTTTCCCAGATTTCTAGGCTGTCTGTGTTTTTAGTTTGTAGTTGGGTTGTCATTTAGCTCTCTCAATAATTGTTGAATTCTTTTATTCATATACTCTGTTAATTCGGGAGACTGTTTAAATTCTTTTATTATTTCATTAGTAAAATAATTTATGCAAATGATGGCCTCAATTAATATCATTGTTAATTCTATAAATTCTTTTCGTGTTTCTTCAGTAGAAGGTGTACGTTTTACAAGATCTGTAGAATCTTCTGCTATTTTCAGACTAGCTGCCATTAATTGGAATAACATTTGATTATTAGAAAGAACTTTAGCTGCATCTATTATAATTGAATGTTTTATTTTACTCATTTAGTCTCTCCTTTAATTCTTAATACACGTGTTTGCGACGTCTTTAGGTATAGTTCGTACATATCTGGATGCTCGGCTTTAAAGCGGTTGGCATCGAAACGTTTGCTGGATTGCAGCTTCCAAGTCACTAGGGCATCTCCACTTAAAGAGTTTATCACTTGCGCGTCTTGCATAAAGTTATATAGTGCGAGACGCTTAAGGTTAAGTTGCGCTTCATTGTTTTCTTTATCAGTTTTCAAGGAGCGCAGCTCTTCAAGTATAACTAGCATTTCATCTGTAACTATCCGCACATCATCAGATACCGTATGTAGCCATAGCTTAACGGCATCAGCTTGATGTACTGCCTCTGGGGGGATTTGCTTTAAGACATGCTCTTCCCAGAAATTTATGACCTTATCAAGTATCAGCTTAGCAAGAGCGGGATTGTGGTCATAGTGATATACCCTAAAGTCATTACCGCCAATTAGAACCGCAATATAGACTTTACTAACTCCCAGGATTTCCGCGTAATACGCACACTGTAATAGATAAGGCTCAGGTATATTATCCCCACCAAGACTAGACCAATAGTCACCCATGAACTTATCTGCCGTTTTACATTCAAGTATAGCGTCTTCACCTATAATCCTCGCATCAATGTTTGCCCTCATAAAACTATATTTGGGGTGTATAAAAGTATCTAGCCCAGAAGCGCATTTTACGCCATGCAACTCTTCGAATTTCTCGATAAGTACGGGTTCTAGTCTATTGCCCCATTCGCTACGTGGGTTTTCTGGTTCTTCTTCTGGCTCTTCTGTAGAGAGCTTCTCTAGGTATACGTCTAAAGGAGTCGCCCAAGAGCTAATCCCGAATAAAGCGGCTATATCGGAGCCTCCTACGCCTAAGCGGCGATCTTTGCGTTGTTGTATTGTTAGGGCCATGGGGTTAATCTCTCAATAAATAAATATCGCCGTCAGTTAGGGCATTTACTTCTTTGTAGAAGTTATCTATTGTTTCTTCAGAAATAAACTCATTATTTATTGGGGCAATACGGCTTGCATCCAGCATTAAAGCGAGTAGTGTATCTGTTGAACAACCGAAGTAGCGGGTGGCCATTAACATGTTTCTATTTGTGCGAGGGAATATGCGTATGGAACGTATTTGAGTTTTTTCAGCTACCATATAAACCATTTAATTGTTGACTTAGTGCAATAAATGTAACACGGTGTTACATATACGGCAAGCGTTATTTATAAATATTATTTGAGGTAAACCATGAGAACAACAAAGACAAAGAGTTCGCAAGAAGAATATAATAGAAAAAGCAACGAACAATATGAACAGTACAAGAGAATGCTTCAAGCTTTGGATGAACGAAATAAAGGGAATCCAATGAGTATAGCTGACTATCAAAAAGCTAAAGAGGCACTTGAACGGTATGACCCATTTTATATGAGTTTCTTTAGTGAAAACGAACCCGAATGGATGAAGCCTATTAAAGCGCATTATCGACATTCTATTAGTTATAGGCTCAGGGGGCCGAATTTAGACCAAGAGCTAACAAAAATGGGGAATTATGTGGCTCTTGGCGTATGGTTGACAACTGTTAGTGTTTTGAATGGTTGCTTATTTGGCATGGCCAAATATCTACCAAAACCATTCCATTATTTACCATTAATCGCAGCACCGATAATTAGTCTGCCTTTTCTATGTGCTATGCACGATACGTATTCATCAAATAAGAAAGATGAGGCTCAATTGGAGCATTATCGTTCGATTTCTTTAGAGCAATTGTTACGCGAAGCTCATGAAAAAAATCTTGTGGATACCAGAAGTGTATATACTCCAACACCTTACGCCTTGTAAATCTTAATAAAAGATTATTAGTCATCTAATTTAAACTTTATATATTAGTATTAAGGGTATTAGCCCTTACATATAATAATGGAGTTAATTATGAAAAATACTAATAATGAAGTTAAATCTCTACCAGCGCTTGATGTATCAATTTTTGATCCTAGCATCACAATTACCAAAGATCATTATGCTATATCATTTGTTAAATACAAACATACTATCTCAGATATAAATGAACATAGTTTCTTGGTCATACAAACTCCCACTACACTTTATAGAAAAGAAATTTTCCCTAATGAAGATAATCCCAAAATTTGTACTGTAAAGGAGAAAAAACAGGATTTTAATTCTCCTATAATACTCCAGGCGCAATTTAATTTACTTATTTGGGAGGATGCTGAGACTTCTTTAACTATCGCGGATCTATGCCATCGCACTTGGTCAATAAATAAAGCTCAAGAGGAGGAATTGCTAATTGATATAGCAAAAGATCGCAACGATCCCCCTGCATTTCATCTGAAGGGCTACACAAGTGTTTTAAGAGAGGGAAAAGTTAAAGCAGTTTTATGTAAAACTATAGTAGGAAGCGCATACGTGCCCAGTGTAAGTGCGATTACTTATTTCATATCTATTGGAATAACTAAAGTAATATTGACAGGAGTTATTGCAAGTAGTGTCGTTATTGCGCCTTTAGCTATAGGTGTTGGTGTATGTGCGGGTTTTAGTAGTGGTGCAGCTACAGCTTATGAGATATATACAAAAGAGTTGGATTCGCCCCAACATAATTGCGGTACGTGGTGCATCGAGAAACTTACTAATCTGAACGATCCTAATATTACTAAAGACCTTGATTCTAATTTTATTGATAAATTTGTCTATCTACCAGGATTGCATATATATCCAGACCAAGAAGAAAAAGGAAAATCTGAAACACTTTTTTATGATAAAGCAATGCGATTTTTTCAAAACTTTTATAATCCAATAATAAATTATTGTTATACCGATCAAATGCGTCAAAAATTTTGTAGAGATATTAGATACGCAAAAGAGCAGTGCGAGGAGCTAAAGGAAGATATTAGAAACACCCCAGACTCCTGCAAGAAAACTTCTTATGAAATATGATTATTTTCTAGATTAACTAATAAGGCACTTTACCTCATTGGCGAACTGTAAAGGATTACTTGACAGTTCGCCTTCCCTATGTAACGCTCTGTTATATATATATTTTCAAAAAAATCTTATGGCAAAATTAACAGTAAATGAAGTAAAGCACATAGATGCTATGCAAGAAGCTCTTGAAGAGCTTAAAAAGCCGCGGTTTAGGAACCTAGGCGATTATGGCAAGCACATTAAGTCGCTATCCAGTCCCAGCCGTGATGAGAAAGCTATAATTGTCTACTCAGTCCTAGACATGATCGAATCCAAGAAGCAAGAATGGGGCGAAATGAATATCGATAAGCTACTAGCTATACTCACACCTATAGCTACTGAAACAGGCATTGAAGTCACTGAGATGCGCAGAATACTAATGTACCTACTAGCTGATGTGGTGTACTTCCAGAAGATCTCCCGTGCCTTCTATGAAGTATTCGAAGATATGCGCCATTAAGGCTTCAGAATGCTCCAGGACCCCGCTATAAGGCGGTTTTATCTGATAATCTCTACAGAAGAGCAAGAGCTATTTGATGAGCGAGCAGCCATGCTTGAGTATGACGAATGCTTGCCACGCAGTCGGGCTGAGCACATAGCTTATATAGAAATACTTAAATTAAGGCGTGCAAAATACTTTCCTGAGGGTTAGTATCGTACTGTAATATATAGAGTAATGACATGTCTAAGAAAGAACCTAAACACGAAGCCTATGAACGCAAGCACCCAGGATTTGATAAAGTTGAAAAGCAAATCGCTAAAAAGGAAGGAATTCCTAAAGAACGTGCTGGCGCAATTCTAGCCGCGGCATCCCGTAAAGCCTCGCCTGCAGCTAAAAAAGCTAATCCAGCATTAAAAGCCGTTAAAATGGCAGCTCCTGGAAAACGTAGGGCATACGACTTGGATTGAGTATGTGCAAATTATGCACTAACTGATCCCAACCTGTGACAAATTGTCACGGACTGCCGCGTTGAGTTATTCGAATTTCCCGAATAACTACGAGTATTCTCAAACACCCTGTCAAGGTTACCTAATTAACAGGACAGGGTAGCTGCATTATAGATGATACCTGGCCTATAAGCAATAGCGCAATAAAAAACACCCCAGATTGGGAGACCTGGGGTGTTTTCTTCTAGTGTCTAGCAGAACTCAAGTATTATATGCAAAATCAACTACTTAGACAAGATATAACGTAAATACTAAGCGCCACTAAAAATACAATCCTACCTAAGCGGCGCACCTTTGGATAAACAATGGAGTAAATGAAAGGTGTTTCAATGATATACAGCCGTTGCGATTTGGCAAGTGAAAAAAGTTGTAAAAAAATGAGAATATTGATTGAGGTTTCCCGGAAGCCGAGCTATTTATAGCTAACGACATATATAAATGAAAAAGACCGCACAAGGCGGTCTAATTCAAAATCAAAGTTAGCGCTCTCCAGTTCTAACTAAACACATTTTCAATAGGATCAAAAATGCTTTTTTTGCTTAAACTAACCCTCTTTCAAAAGGAAGCTAAAACCAACTATAACACTTTATCAAAAGGAAACAGTTACAAGCGCAACCCATTTTCACCTTTATCAAAAGGAAACAGCCAATGACTCCTTTATACACCCAAAAGTTTCCAGTGCAAGTACAAAATATCCTAGGCAACATCACATTCTGTGCCGAGGATGATACAATTTCCGATAGTGAGTTGAATTCTAAGCAAAGTTGCTTAATACTGAGCAATGAAAATTTTCTAAAGATTCAATCTGAAGTAATGAAGCGTGCGCGCCTTGAATGCTCATGGGCGGAATGTTCCATCCTCGAATATATAATGCGGAATAGTGATAATGCTACTGGGAAAGTATATCGCTCCCAAAAAACCATAGGCGCAGCGTTCGGAATTAAAGAAAGGCAAGCAAGAAGGCACCTTGATTCTTTGAAATCTAAAGGCTTTATTGATTGGAAGAAACCTAAATTTGGTTCAGCTTGCGTTTATTGGTATCGTTATGACATGTTAAATGCAGAACCCGCAATGGTGCATAAATGCGGCACTAGAGCGGATTCACCCCCCGCAAAGCCAGATATTACCACTATCCGGTCATCTGATGACCGCCTATCTACTCTTAAGTCTAAAGAAGAAATAAGTATTAATACTAATCCTATAAAATATGATTTTTTCGTAGAGCAAAATGAACCAAGAGTGCCAATCCCTGTCGCTGAGTTCTCAGCTAGGCAGTCCACTAG